GATAAACGATTTAAAACCGCCTTACTGCGTTTATTTTGAGTTTGGGTTTAGTAGTACTCAATCCGACATAGATAACCCGTTAAAACCAATATTAGACATACTACAAAAGAAGTATTTGATTAATGATAAAGATATTTATGAACTTCATGTAAAAAAAACTATTGTTAAGAAAGGTTTTGAATTTATTAATTTTAAAATAGAATGGCTAAAAAAGTAAAAATAGATAGTCCTTTAGATGCAAATACAATAGTAATTGTTAAGGCATACTTTAAAACAACGGGTGAGGAGTTTACAAGCGAAATGACTCTTTCAAAGTGGTACGGGTTGAAGAAGTCTAAAGATTATTTTTACAAGGCACTAGAGAAACGTTAAAAAGTGTTAAAAATGTTAAAATTCTTTTTTGTCAATTTCAAGTTATGTAAATTTGAAAATAATTTAAAACTAAATAATTATGGAATTTAAAGGAACAAAAGGAAAATGGGAAATTAAAAAATACTCAAACGTTACAAATTTATGGATAAAAGGCGATGAACCCGTATGTACTATTAATTCTAGTACAGATGAAGAAGCAAAAGCCAACGCTCAACTTATTGCACACGCTCCAGAGATGTTGGAGATGTTGATTGATATTTTAGAACAAGAAAATATAACACAATCAGCACACGACGAAATACAACAACTAATAACCAAAGCAACAACAATATAATCATGAAACAACTAATCGGATTCATTCCAATACAAGACAAACCTAACCACCAGAGAGTTAAGAATCTAACTGGTGACGTTATTACAATCGAAAACAATATCGTTGAAGTAGAGTTTTCAATTATCAAAAGTAAAAAAGTAGATACAATTATCGTACAATACCCGCTTAACGAGTGCAAAGATTACTTTGTTAGTGGTGATGGAATCAAAAGACACGGGTTAAATTTTAGAGAGTTTTGTACACGATTACAAGGCTTATTTATATTCAAACGAGGGATTGAGCAAAACCGATGGGAACTATTTTTCGATAATATTGCGATAAGTGATATATTAGGCAGAGATAGTAAGTACACAACCAAAGACAGACCGATGCAGTTTAACTATGAATTTAAAAATAATTAATTATGTACACACTAACCCAAGCGAAAGACCTTGTTTTAAATCAAGGTTACGCAATTAAGAATGATGATACAGTTGAGAAGTTGAGAGAAGTGTTGAAGTTTTGTTTTCCAAAAGAAATGGTAACATCTAGTGGTAGTAATAAATATTATTTCAAAGATGATTGGTTTTCTACTGATTGGGATTGTAGAAACATTTACAACGATAACTCAATTAACCTATCAGAAATAGAATTACCTAAACAAATAACAATAGAAATGGTAATAGAACTTCGCAAACAATACCCTAATAATTTAGAGTTCGGAGATGCTTTTGATATTTTAGTTGGTGGAATGAAATAATTTTGTATATTTGCTATAACGTTACAGCATCTCAATTTAAGTAACAAGTAAAGTATTATAGCCTATTATACAAAAAACGAGTTGAGATGCGTTTAGAGTATGGTAGGCATTTTATTTTTATAGATATGTTTTATAAAACAAAAGAATATGCAAGGATACACCAATATATTTTAAAACACAAAAAAGGAAGTGTTTGTGAAATTTGTGGAGCAACGGATAAAAAATTAGACAATGCTTTAATAATGGGTAAAGAATATGAAAAAAAAATTGATAATTTTCTAAAACTATGCAGAATGTGTCACTATCATTATGACTTTCCTAACGGCAGAAAACACACACAAGAGACAAAAGATAAAATGGCTATTCTTTCATCACAAAGAATAAAAATAATTGGAGTTAGCCAAAAATTTATTAATGCACAAAAAGGGAAAATAAGAACTGAAATTCATAAACAAAAAATATCAGAATCAATTAGCGGGGATAAACATCACAGCAAAAAACTAAACAAAGAACAAGTTTTTGAAATTATTTCTTCTAAAGAAAAACCAACAGCGTTGGCTAGAAAATTTAATGTAACATATAGAACAATTTATAACATTCAAAAAAGAAAAAATTGGAAAATAATAGATTAATATCAATGACTGATTTTGTTTTACAAGAAGAAAAAAAAGGTATGCAAAATACAGATAGACCTTTAAGATTTGAAAGAATTTTAAAATATGCTAAATTCCTAAAACAACCTTTAACGCTATCGATGTTTGTCCCAACAGATGATGAGGGTAATGTGATGAAAGAGGCTTACGAAGTATTTGAAAGAGATTGCACAGAATGTGACGAATATATTTTTAGACACCAACAAGCCAAAGAGCGTGTTATTTTTGAGGGGTTTGAGGGTAGATATTCAGAATCAGGATACCAAGTTAGTAATGAAAATATTTTAATTGTATTTTATGACGCAGGATATATAGTCACATACAAAGATTGTTTTGATTATAAGACAAATACAATAGAAAACTTAATTCAATTCAACCTAACAATAACACCAAACGCAGTTAAAAAATATCAGTTATGAAAAAACTAATCCTAATCCCGCTTATTTTATTGAGTTGTTCGAGTGATGATACAATTCCAAATCCTTGCGATTGTATTGTTGTTGATGACCCCGTTACATTTAATGCAACCTTTAACGATGTTACGACCTTTACAACGTATTTTAACGGGTTGCCAAAGTGTGACACGATTGTAATACAGATGCACTATGTAACCACAAACGCTAATAACATTCCGAAAGATGGCGAATGTTTTGAAGAATAACGTTCGAGTGCTTGGCGAAGAAGCGGATAAACAAGACCATATTCCCGACGTCAGCAAAATGGTTGCAAGTACAAAACAGATTTTAAATTAATAACCGAACCCGCTTTTTTGCCAAACACTTGTTATGTGAGGTTGTGGGTTTTTAAAACAGATTTTATGAGAACACTAAATCAAAATACAGGCGTTTTTTTACAAGAAGATGCATATTATACCAAAGCAGATGTTTTGAATTTATACAGACTTCAAAAACAACTTTTAATAAACGAAAATTTAGTCGCTAGTATCTCTGAATGTGCTAATATATGGCAAAGATATTCATCGGATTTGTGCGCAAGTTGGTTGTTTTTTCCTGAAAAAGACGAAGACATTTTAAAACAAGTTTCAAGTAGCGATTATTTTACAAATTATTACGATTATTCAGAAAATGAATGTAAACATCCGAAAGAACAAAGAACTTTCATAGGTTCTAATCTTTTGAGATGCGGGGTTTGTGGTGAAGAGTTTTCGTAACAATCTCACATAACTATCTGATAACAGCAATTAACTTATGCAACTAACTGAAAATAAAATAACTACAATATTTAAAATTTACGATTATATCGTATGTTTGAATGATGGATTTTTATATCAATTAGTAACAAAAAACCGCCTAACCACTTTGCGAAAATAGTGGAAAATAATTAACAAAAAATAAGTTATCATGGAAAATATAAATATGATGAAAGACGAAAAAGAATTAACATTGATGCCTTACGGGAACGGAAACGGTTTATTAATTTATTGTAAAAATTGCGGTAGTGAATTTGAAGAAACTGCTGGGGGTTATTATTATCCAATAAAATACGAAAGCGATAAGTATGACAGAGAGTGTAGAAGATGCTTAACTGAATTAGGAACGTTCTCGTAGCACTTGCTTATAACGTTTTGCAGATACCCGAAGGAGGGGATTACGAAGCACAAAATTTAATATAAAAACAAATGTTTAACCGAAGCAAAAATGTTCATATAACCACTAAAGCCCCTCTTTTGGGTATGTGCTGTTATAAGCCGTTTTTATTCACAAATTCAAAGTAATGGAATACAAAGAAGCAAAGGAAATTGTTGGCAAATTCAAAGAAGCCATAACCAAACTTGAATGGGACGCAAGTAGCTATTATAGCACTAAAGAAAGATGCCAAAAATTAGAAGATAAAAACAAAGAGTTAAAAACAGAACTTGATGAAGCAAAGAGATTTAAACGATACTTTAATCTTTTGGCATCAGCTTCAAATGTTCAAATTTGCCAACAATGTGACGGGTACGGTGGTGGATATATTGATATGGGAGAACAAGGTGCGGAAGGTTGGGAGTGTGATGTTTGTTCAGGTGCTGGAATTGTCGATAAGGCTGTGTCCTAAAATGGCTTATAACTAGTAAATATACGCAACTAATTTATGCAACTAACTGAAAATAAGATAACTGCACGTTTTTTAATTTTAAAAACTAAACTTATGATATACAACGAACTTGATTTTAAAGACGAACTTCGGATAAAACACTACCGTAAAAAATGGCGGTTATTTATTGTTATAAGCCGTTTGTTCTGTATGCACTTTTGGAAACGAAATGGTATTTATGGAAAAGTTGATATATGGACTTGCTGTAAATGTGGCAAGAATTATTACCAAGATTTACCATACGATTCCCCTCCTATAAGTTATATCGGAGACGATTCAAATGGCTTATAACTCTTTAATTGTCGAAACTAAATTATGCAACTAACTGAAAATAAAATAACTACAATATTTAAAATTTACGATTATATCGTATGTTTGAATGATGTAACAAAAAACGCCTAACCACTTTGCGTAAATAGTGGAAAAAAATTAACAAAAAATAAGTTATCATGGAAAATTCAACATTTATATTTGTTTATGCTAAAGATGGAAAAATTAAAGTATTAAATATTGATACAGCTATAAAAATTAGAGAGGAACTTATTAACAATGGATGGGTACATACAAAAACATTAGACGCCTGTGTTTATCTTCAATACTTACACAACAATTGTGAAGAAGTTGATTTAATAGATGAAATTACATCTTTAATAAAAAAAGACGTTTAACCAATGCCTATCATTAATCAACAAAGACGTGACGAGATAGTAAGAATTGCAACGTGTGGAATCTGTCAAACAGAATACGAATTGCAATTTTTAAAACAACGCTCACAACGGAAAATACTTAACTACCTTGCGAAAACGGACGAGGAATTTAGTTATGGCGAACCTGAAATATTAACTAAACAGTTTAACGATTCAATAAATAACGGCAATTAACACCGTAATATTAACTAAAATTAAATAACAATGAGTACACAAGAATTTTACGACAAACACAAAAATAACGGTGGGGATTTATCTAAATGGGATGGTTCACTTCAAGAAGAACCACAACCCAAACGTGAGCCGAATCCAAACCTTAAACGGCTCAATTATAAATTTGTAAATCAAATCGAGGTAGTCGATGCGGAAATATTACCCAAAAAATTGCGTAATTAAAATAAATGAATTACTTTTGATTCAAACTAAATCAAAGTGCTTGAATTTTTAGCTAAAAAAGATAACTATTGGAGGCAGATAGCATATAAGATTTGCAAAGATAAATACTTAGCAGACGATATTGTTAACGATATGTATTTAAAATTAGCTGATAACGAAAAGGCAAAGAATGATTTTTATGTAGTGATTGTTATTCGTAACTTATTTATCGACACAACCAAAGAGCGTAAGTATATTACAATCGATGAGAATTTTACTAAAGAAGTAAACACTAACTATGAATTAGACGACAACGAATTACAATTAATAGATAGTTTAGAATGGTGGGAACGGGATTTGATTGAACTATCACACGATTACTCACTCAGGGAATTAGGTAAGAAACTAAATATAAACTATGCTTTCATTCATAGAACGATAAAACGAGTAAGAAATGGCACGACCAAAAAGTAAACAAAGCAAAGGTTTAGGCGATACAGTTGAAAAGATAATTCATTTTACGGGGTTGCAACACTTTGTTGATGGTAAAGATTGCGGATGTGAGGAACGTAAAAGAAAGTTAAACGAAATGTTCCCTTATAGATTTAAGGCACGATGTTTGACAGAGGAAGAATATAAAGAGTGGGGAGAGTTTCAAAAGAATAAAACCCTAACTTTACCACACGAAAAGGTTGTCTATGTTTGTGATTTATACGCAAGTGTATTTAATAGACAAAAATGGTATCCGTGTGCAGGATGCGGAAATGCAAAAGAATTGATTGCAATGATTAACCGATTGGATAAAGTATACGAAACTTATAAAACTAAATAAAATGAAAAAACTATTATTGTCAATGCCTTTAATGGCTTTTCAATGCACACCCGAACCAGTATCAGAAATGGAATGTAATTGCGTTCAAAAGAACTTTTACGATAACGGAAGCGAAATGATGATAATGGCAGACACACCCGCTAACTTATCAGATTGCGATGGAGATACACCAATAGTTCACATTAAAGGCACTCCTTATTGGTATAACTTTGAATTGGAGTGTAATTAAGAATCAATTAATTGATTTGTATTGATTATGGATAAAAGAAAATTTAATGGAGGTAATTCAACAAAACCCACAAATCCAAATGATGGGAGGTTATCTACTAAATCAGATAATCAAAAGTTGATTGAAAACATTAGTCCTTATTCTGAACAAGCTCACTCCGTATTAGGGGACGCAATAGAAAACGGAGAAAAATGGGCGGTTGAATTATGGTTTAAATACTTTTACGGTATGCCTAAACAAACAGTTGAAAATAATAGCAAAGTAACAATAGACAACTTTAATTTGAAAGATGTAATTAGCTTTGATAAAACTTAACAATAAATACAAGCCTCTATTTAATAATGATACTCGTTTCTTTATTATAACTGGAGGTAGGGGTTCAAGTAAATCGTTTGGGGTTGGTACATTTGCCAACCTTTTATCGTTTGAGGCAAATCATCGAATACTATTCACACGGCAGACAATGACCTCAGCACATTTATCTATTATTCCTGAGTTTCAGGAGAAGATAGATTTGATGGAGTTGAACGATTACTTTACAATAACAAAGAATGAAATCACTAACATACAATCAGGAAGTGAAATCATCTTTAGAGGTATCAAAACAAGCTCAGGCGACCAAACCGCTAACTTAAAATCGTTACAAGGTGTTACAACGTGGATATTGGACGAGGCGGAGGAGTTAACAGATGAAACTACATTTGATAAGATTAACTTATCTATTCGGCAAAAAGGTAAACAGAATAGAGTAATACTTATACTCAATCCGTCAACAAAAGAACATTGGATTTATAAACGTTTCTTTGAGGCGGAGGGAGTTATTGAGGGCTTTAACGGGGTTAAAGGTAACACGACCTACATACATACTACCTACTTAGACAACATCGAAAACTTAGACAGTAGTTTTATAGATGAGATTGAACGCATAAAGACTACAAACCCTAAAAAATATAATCATGTTATTTTAGGCGGTTGGTTAGATAAGGCAGAGGGCGTTGTATTTACTAATTGGGAGTTCGGAGCGTTCAATCCTGATAACATTCAAACATCATACGGACAAGATTACGGGTACTCAGTTGACCCGACAACCTTAACAGAGGTTGCAATCGATAAAAAGCAAAGGATAATCTATGTTAAAGAATGTTTTTATAAGACTAAATTAACTACAAGCGAAATATTTAATCTAAATAAGAACTATGCAAATAGAAGTCTTATCATTGGAGATAACGCTGAGGGAAGATTAATAGATGAACTTAGAGCAATGGGTAACAATACGGTACGATGTGACAAACCACCAATAGAGTTTGGTGTTTCTTTAATGCAAGACTACAAAATAGTAGTCGAGCCAAACAGTCACAACATCGCTAAGGAGCTAAATAACTATGTTTACTTAGACAAGGGTAGTAAGTTATATTTAGACGCTTACAACCACGCTATTGATGGAATACGCTATAATGTAGTATATCATTTAGGGCGTTCCTTTGGTGTTGAAATTCGTTAACCCTTGTAACAAAATCAGGTTATTTTAGTATTAATAGTATGAAGATAACCATTCCTGAAAATATAAATGATATTAACTTAGTTCAGTACCAAAGATACACCGAGCTAATGAATCGTGACGACTTAAAAGAACACGATAGAAACGTAAGGAAAATACAAATCTTTACTGGGTTAAAACCTGAGCAGGTTAAACAAATATCCTCTAATGATTACGCTGAAATTATCAGTATGATAGATTTAGCTTTAGAGAAAGACCATCCTTTCACTCCGACATTCTTTATACAAGATGTGGAGTTTGGATTTGTGCCTAACTTAGATAAGATTACCGCAGGGGAATACATCGATATTTCTAAGTACGAAAATGATGTACAAACATTTCACAATCTTATGGCGGTATTATTCAGACCTATTCTAAAGAAAGACGCTTTAGATAATTATTCAATTATAAGTTATCAAGGCACGGAGCAATATGCGGAAGTAATGAAGTTAATGCCTTTGTCTGCCGTAACAGGTGCGTTGGTTTTTTTTTCGAGTTTAAGCAACGAATTGTTGAACTATACACAGAGATTTTTGGAGGAGGAACAAGCGAGGGAAGACAAGCGTCAGACTACTTTGAAAAATGGGGGTGGTATGCAACGATTGACGAATTGGCTAAGGGGAAATTATGGCACTATGATAAAATCTTAAATACAAATGTACATGAGTTTCTTTATCATATTTGCCACAGAATAGACAAACAAAAGTTAAAAGCTAAGATACATAAAAACGCAACAAATACAATAGAACTATGAACCAATTAACGCAACTCTATCAATACTTTAAAGATTTGGCAAATGCTGATAGTTTAGTTAATTCAGTTCGTAAGCTAAACCCCGATGCGATGGCTTTAGATAAGGAATTAATTTTCCCCTTAGTCAATGTATTTATTGAAGCAGGAAGTTTTAATAACGGTGCTACAATCGTTTTTAACGTGGTGTTGTCAGCGTGGGATATTAGAGATAAAAATAATGAAGTAATTACCGACCAATTTTGGGGTCAAGATAACGAGGTAGACAATCATAATATGGCTTTAGCAGTCCTTAATAGAATTTGGTTAACAATGTTAACAGATTTTGAAAAGCTAAATATAACATCAAGCGAAAACCCTACGTTTACGTTAGGTAGTTTCGAGGGTGCTAAATTGTTAGACGGAGCAGTATTAGAGTTTGAAGTTGAAGTACCTAATACAACTATTAACTTATGTCAGGGAACGTAAAAAAGGAATTAGATGCTTTTGGTAAGTATATCGTTAAACAGTCAAGAACAAACTTAACCAAACAAAAAAAGAACGATAGAGGTAGCTTATACAAGTCAATAGGTTATGATTTGAAAGTGAGTAAGAATAGTTTTGAGTTATCGTTTTCGATGGAAGATTACGGTAAGTTCGTAGATAAAGGGGTGCGAGGTGTTAACAGTTCAACGAAAGCTCCTAACAGTCCTTACAAGTTTGGAAGTGGTTCAGGTGCTAAAGGTGGATTGACAAAAGGGATTGATGCGTGGGTTCAAAGAAAGCGTTTTCAATTTAAAGATAAAAAAGGTAAATTTTTAAGCTATCAATCAACCGCTTTTATTATACGTCGTTCAATTTGGTTTACAGGAATAAGAACTACAAACTTTTTTGAAAGACCTTTTGAATTAGCATTTAAACGATTACCCGATGAGTTAATAAAAGCATACGGATTGACAGTAGATAAATTATTAAAGACAAGTTTAAAATGATAAAATCGTTATCACCATATTATGTAAATATTCCGTTTGTTTCTCCTTTAACGGGAGCAACAGCAATAACTTACACCCTTAATTTATTTATTTGGAACGGTGCAAAAAATAGTCCTCCTAGTGAACCTCAATATCAAATCACAAAAGAAAATCCAACGGGCTCAATAGGTACGGATAAAATAAACATAGCACGTTTAGTCAATGACTATATTAATTTCGAGCCAAACAAAAGTTTTATAACAGAATTAAATAACGGACAAAATCAGGTTTGGGTTCGTCAAGAAGTGGAATACACTACAAGTGATACAGATGATAACGGGGTATTGCAATTAGCCGAAACGGTACTTTGTTTAAAAGGTTACGGTTACGGATTAGAGGGGGAAAACCCACAACCACCCGATAACAAAATACTTATTCCTATTCAAGATTATAAGGTTAATCGTAACGGTATTTTTAACGTTCCAATTTTAATTGATGAGCCAACCGATGCAAGTGAATTAGTTATTACAGACGTGGTAAATACAAGCGGTTCAACATTTGAATATACGTTTACTGAAAACTTTACTTACCTTACTTTACAGGCACAAGTTAGGGCAACAAGTTTAGACGTTTGGGGAACACCGACAACATTCTCAGGGTTAACAAGTCCGCAAAGTAGAATAGTTAGTTTGGGTGGTGCTTTTCAAACAAGGATTTTTGCATACAATGAAGCAACGGGGAACGTAATTTACTCTAACATTTTTGACTACTCACTATGATAACAATTATATCTTACCCTAATAACAATCTAAACGAAAGTATAGTAGTACCTACTTCAATAGATAGTACAGAAATGTTACAAAATATTTGGATTGAAGTAAGCGAAGCGGGAACGGATGAGTATATCGAAGTGACCTACAACGGGGAAACAATTACTTTATTAATAACCGACGAGTGCAGATACACTCCAATAGATGTAGCGTTTCAAAATAAAGAGGGTGCGATAGTATTCATGCCATTCTTTAAAGCGAAAACAGAAAGCTTAAGTACTACAAGAGAAACATTTGAAAGCGATAGAGGGCAACCATCAACGGGTAATCATCAATTTGTTGATTTTAATGTGCAAGGACGTACAAGTTATAAGATAAATAGCGGGTTTATTGATGAGAATATGAACCAAATTGTTAAACAATTACTATTGTCAGAGCGTGTTTGGGAGTATGTAGGCACGGAATATATACCGATTAAAGTAAAAAGTACGGGTGTAGAGTATAAAACACGTCAAAAAGATAGATTAATCAACTATGAAATAGAGTTTGAGTACGCATTTAACGAGGTAAACAATATATGATAGTAGGTGTATTCATAGGCAACGACAAACTTGACCTGTTTGCAGACGAAAATATAGAAATAGTTTCCTCTATTACGGACAGTTCGGATATAACTAAGAATACTACTGACTATTCTAAGGGGTTTACTGTCCCCGCAAGTGATAGAAATAACGCTATTTTTAAACATTATTACAATGCAACGGTTGATAACACATTCGATGCACGGATAAAAGTAGAAGGACGTATTGAGTTGGACGGCTTACCGTTTAAATCAGGCAAGATAAAACTTGAAAAAGTTAATGTTAAAAGTCAAAAAGCATCGAGTTATTCGATTAACTTCTTTGGTAAGTTGGTAAATTTAAAAGACAAGTTAAAAGACGATGAACTTAGTACTTTAGATTTATCAGACTATAACCACATTTACAGTTCAAATAGCGTTATATCAGGATTGCAAACGGGGTTGTTTGACAGGAGTATAATTTATACGATGTTATCTAAGAGCCGTTACTTTTATAATTCAGACGTTACGGATACAACGGCAAATAATTTACCCGTAACTGGTTTACTTTGGAGCGACTTAAAACCCTCAATTAAATTAATACGAATAATTGAAGCGATTGAAACTAAATACAATATTATTTTTAGCCGTGACTTCTTTGCCCGTACAGAATTTGATTTACTTTACTTATGGTTAAATAATCAGTTAGAGGGTTCATATCAAGCGAACCAATTAATCAATTATAACTCAGGAAGTTTCACGGGTTACGATTTACCAACAGACACATGGACGGGAAGTGTATATCGGTTTACGACGGATAACTACGAGGCTTACAAATGGTTTATTAGAGTAACACCACAATCAGGATATGAAACAACACCTTATAAAATTGTTGTTAAAAACTTTGACGTTACAATAAAAGAAATTGAATGTACGGGAACGTTTGAGAATGGATGGCAGTTTATTTTAGGGGATTTATTTTCCAATGCAGTAATACCATTCTCTTATCAATTCTTTATAGCAACGAATGATACATTTAGTTATACAAGTGAATTGTTTATGCAAAATGTGGTACAAATACCTGCAAACCCTTTACCAACTTATACGAGTGGTTCGGTTGCAACGGGTGTTAATAGTATCCTCTATACTTTTAAACCTGACCAAAATTTGCCTAAGATGAAAATAATTGACTTCCTTAAGAGTGTATTTCAATTATTCAAATTAGTAATTATCCAAAACGACGACGTTAATATTTACGTTAACACTCAAGTTGATTATTACTCACAAGGTAAATTGTGGGATGTTACCCGTTATGTAGATTATGAAAGTTACGACGTTAATAGAGGGGATATTTTAAATGAAATAGATTTTGCATTTACCGAACCGACAACGATACTAAACTCACAATTTAAAATCAATAACATTCAAGGTTACGGAGATGAGTATTTAAAACTAACTGATGAAAATGGGGAGTTATTAGATGGCAACAAATTAGAGATTAAACCACAATTTGAGCAAGTTGTATATGAGAGGTTAATTGATAATAACGACGGATTGCAAACTAATGTAATGTACGGACTAATTACAGATAGAGAGTTAAAGCCAGTAAACGTTAAGGCACATATTTTTTATAATAATATTGTAAATATTAGTGCTAAACCTATTAAGGTAATTAATACTTTAGGAAGTTTGCAAACGTTATCGGGTAATTTAAACACATCAAGCCACACTTTAAATTTTGGCACATCGTTATATTCAACCACATTTAGCGAGGAGTTTAACGAGTGGGATGGTTCGTTAATATCAAACAACCTTTATACGAATTATTACAAGGATTACATTGATAGCATTTTCAATATCAAACGCAGAAACTTTAGTTTTAGTTCAATATTACCTTTGAATATTTTATTAGCGTTACGATTAAACGACGTGTTAAAAATAAAAGAAGATTATTATAGAATAGACAAGTTTACATCAAACATAACAAACAACAAAGTACAGTTAAATTTAATCAATGCTTTTGACAACACAATTAATCCATTTGCAACGGATAACACTATAATTTTTGCAAGTTCAAGACAAGCGGAGCAAACTATTTTTGTAAAAGGTAACGATACATTTACGGTTACTTTAGTAGGTAGTCCTACATGGGCAGGTTACACGATTACGGGTAGAATTATTACTATCACAATGGATAATAATCTAACTGGATTTGATGGGAGCGTAATGGTTGAGATAGTAAGCGGAACTAAAACTATAACAGTAGAAGTAGTACAAGAGGGTTCAACAATAACGGCAGACACAACAGAAATAACAGCAGACACAACTTTAATAACGGCAGACAATGGGTAAACAAACGATTTTTATTGGTACAACGGCAAACGATGGAACGGGTGACGCATTAAGAACGGCATTTGATAAAGTAAACGATAACTTTGACGAACTTTATAGTACAGGTTTCATGTCGAGATTTGATGCTACAACAAGACCAATATATGGGAGCATTTTAAATATTATGTATATAACGGGAACACCTGAGCAAAACGGAGGACTTGCGTTAATGGATTCTAATTCGTGGTTAACGCCTTTAAGTTTAAACGACGTTATAATATTAGATTTTGCGGGTACGTTTATTACTCCTGCGGGTTCAGACCATTATGTAACCGTATCTTTGTACGTTCCAACTGGTGGAAATTATAGAAGTCAAACAATACCTTTGATAAAAGGTTCAGGGAATGACGATGAGTTTAGCGTAAGTTGGACGTTACCCGTTGGAGCTACATTCTTAGCAAGTGGCGGTTATGTTGTTTTGGATGCGGATGTTGATTTAAGTGTTAAAAACCGTTATATTCAAGTGACCAGAATACATAAAGGGCAGTAATATGATAAGTAGCATAATTAAATTAGCACAAACCAAACCTTTTAAGGGTGCAGGAAACTATACTGAAATAGCAAAGGGTAAAAACGAATTAGGAAATGAATTTCAAAAGATAAAAAGATGGCTATTGAGAAAGTTGTAAATATAAAAGTTCAGGAGCAAGGTATTGACGATGTTAACTCTAAAATTGTACAGTTAGAGGGTTCAATGTCAAGCCTTGAAACGCAAAACGATTCTTTAAAATCATCGATGGCTAATTCGGGGAAATCTGTTTTAGACAACGGTGGGGCTATGGGATTGTTAAACGACTTGACAGGCGGTTTAGCAATGACTATAAAAGACGCAGTTGAAGCTACTGACTTATTTACAAAATCAACTAAAGCACAAACCACATTCCAAAAGATACAGACTTTAGTAATGGGCACGTCAACGGGTGCTTTAAAAGCGTTTCGTTTGGCTTTGGTTGCTACGGGGATTGGTGCAATAGTAGTTGGTTTAGGTTTATTAATCGCAAACTTTGACAAGGTTAAGAAAGCGGTAATGAATTTAATACCCGGCTTATCAGCAGTAGGAGATTTTTTTGGAGCGTTAATAGATGCGGTTACGGACTTTATTGGTATTACTTCCGATGCAACACGGGCACTCGATAAAATGGTGGCGGATTCAGAGGCTAGTTTAAAACGTTCAGAGCATTTCTTAGAAGCTAACGGGGATAAATATGACGAATACACACAAAGAAAAATCAAGGCTAATATTGACTATAATAAAAAGGTTAAAGAATTAGCAGAGGATGAGGAATTAACAGAGCAGGAAAAATTCGCAAGGCTAAAAGATTTTAGAGATAAAGCGGATAGAGAGATATTTAAAGCGGATGCTGATAGAGAGGAAGCGAACCGTAAACGCAGACAAGAGGCACAAGACAAAATTAATGCAGAAAATCAAAAGGCTTTAGAGAAACGCAAACAAGACGCAGACAAACAAAAGCAATTAGATTTTGATGCTGCTATGGCGGGTGCTGAGGCTTACCGTGAATTTAAAAAGCGTCAATTAGAATTAAATCAGGAATATTTAGATGAGAAACAAGCTCAGGAAGATGAGGCTTTAGAATTATCGGTTAAGAATTTAGTTGAGGAAACACGACGCAAAGAAGAAGAAGCACAAAAGCAAATCCAAATAGATGAAATGGTTAAGGACGCAAAAGTAAATATTGCGGATAGAACCTTAGAATTGATTGGAGAAATAGCGGGTAAAGGTAGTAAGATAGGTAAAGCGGTTGCAGTTGCACAAGCTACAATCAGCGGAATACAAGGGGCACAAAATGCGTTTACTACTGCGAGTTTGAGTCCTATTACAACGGCATTTCCTGCATACCCATTTATCCAAGCGGGTTTAGCGGGTGCGTTTTCTTTGCTACAAATTAAAAAGATGATGAGCACTAATGCTAGTGGTGGTGGAAATCCCAGTCCTAGCAGTTCAGGTGGCGGGGGAGGACAAGCACCCTCTTTTAATTTAGTAGCAGGAACGGGGAGTAATCAGATTGCTACAAGTTTAGCAAATCAACCAAAACCACTACAAGCGTTTGTAGTAGGTAGTGCCGTAACAAGTCAGCAGGAGTTGGATAGAAATGCAATTAAAACTGCAAGTTTGTAACAAAAAGTTAATTATTTAGTATTAATATAAAACGTAGTAAAATGAAAGCAGACGAGATTAAATTACATTTTCAGAAATTAAATGAGCAAAACTTCAAATTGAATATTGTTTCAAATTTAAAAACAGATTTAGGCAAAGGAGATAGTTTTATTGTTAATGGTAGAAAAAGCTTATCAACTGTTATTGATGGTTATTCATCCGCTATCCCTGTTTATAATTCTATAATTTCACAAGCGGATAGATATATAGATATGGCTAAAGCATTAGGAGAAGCTAATATTGAAAAAGCTTTAAATGAAATTAAAAAAGAAGCGAGCGACATGATTAAGATATGTAATTCCGCAGTCACAAAATTAAGAGCAATTTAATGAAAACCTACTTAGCAAAATTTAACCCTAAAGTTAACGGAGGAGTTTACGCAATTTCTTTAGTTGAAAATCCCGCGATGGAGGGTTTATTTATTGCACTTTCAAAAGATGAGCCTATTCAATTAAAAGAAGTTGACAAGGAAAAACGTATTTTGATGGGTTTAGTTTTAGAGCCTAACAAACCAATTTATAGAAATCAAAACGGGGAGGAGTTCAATATCGTATTCGATGAACAAACAATCGAGGAACTTTCACATTCATTTTTAAAATTAGGTTATCAAAAAAACTCGACTATTGAACACGATGCGAACCAAAAAATTGAGGGCGTTTCATTTGTAGAAAGTTGGATTGTTGAAGATTCTAAAATCGACAAATCAGCGAACTTTGGATTTAATTATCCTAAAGGGAGTTGGATTGCAACAATGAAAGTTGATAACGACGACGTTTGGGATAACTATGTTAAGACAGGGAAAATTCAAGGTTTTTCAGTTGATGCGTTATTGTCCTTAGAAGAAGTAAATTTAAAATCAATTATAACAATGGCAAAAGAAGAAGAAGGTAGTTTATTACAACTATTAAAAGACCTGCCAAATCAAATCGCAACAGCTTTAGGTATTAATAAACCCGTTGAAATTAAATTGGGTTCACTTAAAACCGAAGATGGCAAACTCGAAATTATGTTCGATGGCGAAATGATGAGTGTAGGGGGGCGTGTTTGGGTAGTAGCTGAAGACGAAATGGAAGTGCCCGTTCCTGCGGGTGAGTACGTTTTAGAAAACGGTAATACCTTAGTAGTAAAAGAGGATGGATTAGTAGATTCATTTATCGAAAGCACTACTTCAACACCACAAGAAGCTCCCGTACCCGAAGCTGAAATGGCAGTCGAGGAGGGTGGTAAAGTAAATCAGGACGCGAAAATAGCGTCAGAGATTGAGAGTGCAATTAAATCAATTTTGATTAAGTACTCAGAGCAAGAAACAAGACTTTCAAAAATTGAGCAAGAAAACGTTACGTTAAAAACTCAATTAGATGAAATCGGGAAACAACCTATATCAAAAGGTATTAAACAACCTGATAGAAATATCACAGTAGGACTGACAAAAAAAGAAAGAATTTTAGACACAATTAGAAAACACAATTAAGAAATGGCAACAACAACAACAGTAAGTTCAAACTATGCGGGTAAAGTCGCAGGGGAGATTATCGGTAAAACTTTTAAAGAAGCCGATACTTTAAGATTAGGATTGGTTACAATCGCTCCTAATGTAAATTACAAATTAAATATGCGTAGAATCCGTTACACAGATGGAACTACTGCTTATTCATGCGGACACACTCCTGCGGGTGCAATCGTATTAAACGAAAGAGTATTAGAGCCTGTTAAATTAAAAAATGATTTTTCAGTATGTAAGGAAGATTTTAGAGCTACATGGTCGGAGGATTCAATGGGGGCAAGTGCATCAAACGTAAATGCTCCCGCTGATATTATGGAAGCTATACAAGTTGAAATGTTAGGCGAAACTGCTGAAAATGTGGACTACAAAATTTGGAACGGTGACTCAACTAATACAGACGAGTGGGATGGTTTCTTAAAATTATTCTTAGCTGATTCAGCGGTAATTGATGTTGACATCGATGCGGTGACAGAGGCTAATGTAGTAGCTCAATTAAAATTGGCTTTAGGTGCTATTCCAATCCCTTTAAGACGTAAAAATCTTAACGTAATGGTATCCCCTGACGTATTCCAATTTTATAGTTTTTCTTTAACTACTCCTGCAATCACAAACGGTTTAGGAGCTGAGGAAAAACAAATGAAATTCGGACGTTATACTTTAACTGAGGTTAACGGACTTCCTGCAAATACAATCGTAATCGCTGAGGCTAAAAACTTAGTATTTGGTACAGGTTTAGAGGCTGATTTTAATACAATCGCTTTAGTTGACGAAGACGAAATTGGATTGTTGACAGGACAAGTTAGAGGAAAAATGGTTTACTCAGGTGGTGTGAACTATTACAACTCAGAGGAGATTGTTTGGGCTAGACCGATAGCATAATATTAACCCACAAACTCCTCATTAAGTTGGGGAGTTTTTAAAAAACATACATATTATGGCTTGTGATATTAGTGCAGGACGTTTACGGGCGTGTAAACAAAATTTAGGCGGTTTAGGTTCATTATTTTTATTTAACTTTGTAGCAAATCCTTTCACTTATGCAAACGGAATAGTAACCGCTATTAACCCTTTATTAACTGAGGTATTTGAATATGAATTAGAGGGCGATGGAAATAATGTAGTTGAAACTTTAACACCTGATAGAAATACGGGTACAACGGTTAACACGCAAGTTATTACCGCAGTACTTAAAAAGATAGATGCTACAAGTTCAGCACAAATGAACTTATTAGCCTACGGTTATCCTATGGCAGTTGTACGGGATAGAAACGGGATATACCACGCAATAGGTATTGATGATGGAATTGATTTTGTAGTAGCTCAATCTACGGGTGGTGCGAAAACAGAGTTAAACGGTTATACTTTAACGGGGACATCTACAACGGGGTCATTGAGTCCTAAATTAGACAGTTTAACCGTAACAGCATTTTTGGCTTTGGTAGCTTAGTTTCATAATTATTTAGTTTTGGTTTAAAACCCTATTTGTAACAAAATAGGGTTTTTTTAGTATTATAAGTATGATAGTAGTTAACCCAGAAGATACAAATCACACCTTTGATATTATCCCTAGATACTATCGAAAGGCTATCGTTTTAGAACTATACAACGAGGTTACGCAAGTGAGTGAAATAGTTAATCAACTATTTGTAGTTAACGACGGTGTAATGACCGTAAGTTTTTCTTATACATTTACGGAACAAGCTAAATATCAAATCAAATTAACAGATGGAAACGGGGTTGTATTTCGTGGTAAATTAATAGCGACAAGCCAAACACCACAAGACTACAAACAAACCAATAATTTATACGTTTATGAGTGAAATAGTGAAACATAGCGATATTAGACTAATACAATTAAACAATTATGTTAGACCTAAGTTAGAAGAAAACAAATCTAAAGGCTTTGTTTTAAATGGACGTAATAATTCATTCTATCAGTATGTTATTGATAGAAAAAATGGTAGTCCTACTAATTCAGCTATTTTACGCAGTTACTCCGATTTAGTTTACGGACAAGGGTTACGGGCAACAAACGCTCAATACAATACTGCGGATTGGTTACGCTTTAAAACCATTCTTAAAACGTCAGATTTAAGACGTATAATTGACGATTTTGTACTTCAAAACGAGGCAACGTTTCAAGTGGTTCAAGGTAAGAATAAAAAAGACTTAGGAGCTATTTATCATTTACCCGTAGAAAAGACTGCACCCTCAATCGAAAATGACGACGAAGAAATTGAAAGTTATTGGTATTGTAGAGATTGGAATAAACAAAATAAATACACCCCTGAGGAATTTCAAGCTTTTGGGTTTAAAGATTCTACAATTCAAATTTACAAAATTAAACCTTATTCAGCAGGGCAAACTTATTTTGCGTCACCTGATTATTTCGCAGGACTTCCTTATTGTGAAATGGAAGAAGAAATAAGTAACTACTATATTAACCACATCAAAAATGGTTTATCTTTTGGTTACATTATTAATATACCCGACGGAAATAGTTTAACACCCGAAGAAAAAGACGAACTTGAATTTAAGATAAAAACTAAATTAACGGGTTCATCAAATGCGGGTAAATTTGTACTTTCATTTAACGGTAGGGATGCAGAAATTACCGTTACCCCTTTACAAGTTAATGACGCTCATAAACAATGGGAGTATTTAACAAGCGAAAGCAGACAACAAATAATGACTTCGCACCGTGTTGTTTCTCCTATGTTATTTGGTATTAAAGATAACACGGGATTTGGTAATAATGCGGATGAATTAGATACTGCGGAGGCTCAATTAGTGAAACGAGTAATAGCACCAAAACAACAATTTTTAATTGATTGCTTACAAGAGGTTTTGAGAAAGTACGGTATTAATTTAGATTTATATTTTAAACCGTTAACAGAGCCTGTGCCCGTTCAATTAAGTAATCATCTATGCTTAAGTGACGAAAAAAAAAAGACGGACTTAGACGAGTTCATTGATTTAGGCGTTGATGATTTAGAAGATTACGAATTAGAAAGCGTTAAACCCGTTGATTATGATGAAGAAGATGCTATACAGTTAGCGACAAGCACGGGAACGGCTATCCCAAACGCAAAGAGTAAATACGATACGGAATTTTATGCTTACCGTTATAGATACGCAGGAAATGAATCACCTGAAAGGGAGTTTTGTCAGCGAATGATGAGAGCAAACAAGATTTATAGACGTGAGGACATTGAAGCGATGGGAGAAAAGAATGTTAATCCAGGCTTTGGTATGCACCCGTTCCCAAACAACCCCTATTCAATATGGAAATATAAAGGAGGCGGTTTATTGAGTGCAAAATTTACGGGCGGAACTTGTAAGCATTATTGGGAAAAGCTAACCTATAAGAAAAAAGGCGTAAAAATTGACGTTAACAACCCAAATAACGACCCTAAACAAAGTACGGCAAGTGGAATAGCGGGAATAGCACCGCATGATATTTAGTAATTATGGCAGAAATTTTATTCATATCCCCGCAAGAACTATCAAATACCACTATTTTAAGCGGTAATGTTGATATTGACAAATATACTTTTTGTATAGCAAATGTGCAAGTGACTACAATCGAGCCGTTATTAGGTTCAGAGTTATACGATAAAATAATTACTGACTTAGAAGCGGACACTTTAACGGGTTTATATTTAGAATTATTTGAAAAGTACATTAAACCAATTACTAAGCATTATAGTGTAGGGCAATATATTGAGATTGCATCTTATATTTTAGATAACGGAGGACTTTATAAACACACGGGGGAAAATATCGAGGTTGTAGATAAGCAGGAGGCACAATTTTTATCTAATAAATACAACGCAATGGCTCAAATGTATGTACAACGCTTTGAAAAATGGATTTGTAAAAACACTATTCCTGAGTACAAAACAATTCAAGACGATGTTAATGCAATGAAAGATGTGAAATTAACTGCGGGGTGGAAATTAGACGGAGGGCGTAATTCAGAGAAAGCATGGTATTTACAATAACAAGCGGGAGGGATAGACAATGTAGGAATAGTTTAGGAGGTATTTCTAAACTATGGTTATTTCCATTCGTAAAATATAGCAGAAGTCAAATAATTACAAACAATAATATTTTAGTAACATTTCCTAATACTGATATTTACAGATTTGATTTTAACGGTAACCCAACACCAACGGAAAACCAAACAGAAAACGAGGGGGGAAAGTATTACGATTTAGGAATTAGTTTTGATTTAGTAAATTCAAACGATGTTACAAATATTGAGAAACTATTAAAAAAAGATTATCGTTTAATCTTTCAAGACAGAAACGGCTTATATCGTATTTTTGGACTCTATACGGGGTTAACTTGTGATAGTCTAACGTACAATAGCGGAGGTGGTAAAAGTGATTTAAACGGCTTTACTTTAAGTTTCTCAGGACAAGAGGAGAAAGGTAGTTTTTTTATAACTAATTTGGAATATGCGGGGTTTTTTGATTATGCTTTCAATTACAGAATAACACAAACGGGAGCGTTTAGAATTACGCAACCAAGTATTAACACTTATAGAATTATAGAGTAATGCCATTAAAAAAGATAACCGATTTAACCGATATAGGCACTCCTGCGAGTGATGACTTGTTAGAAATTGTCGACGTTAGCGATACAACGGATAGTCCTGAGGGTACGAGTAAGAAAGTATTAGTTAGTGCTTTAGGCGGTGGCGGTGGCGTTACCGAGTTTATCGAATTAACCGACGTACCCGCAAGTTATACAGGGCAAGGGACAAAAGTTGTAGCGGTTAAAGTAGATGAAACGGGGTTGGAGTTTGTTGCGGGTGGTGGGGGTTCAAGCCCGTTCACCCAAGAAGCGAACGGAGCAATTCACCGAGCAGATGTAGATGATGCTTCAGGTGGAACAAATTCAACTAATTTAACATTTTATGAAAATAGTGCAATAGGAGAAGAATCCCATGCTGATAGTAATGGCACTGCAAATGGTGATTCTTCCCACGCTGATAGTAATGGTACTACAAATGGCGATTCTTCTCACGCTGATACTGGTGGTACAGCAAATGGTTCTGTGTCTCGTGCTTCAGGTCAAGGTTCAATAGCAAATTCATATTCAGAAACAGTAGTAGGTTGTAATTCAGTAGATGTAACTGCTAATGACCAGTATGCATTTAACGCTGAAGATTTAGCTTTTTCAATAGGAATTGGAGCTTCTTCAATGGCTCGTTTAACATCGTTTTCAGCTTATAAAAACGGGGCTTTTAAATTTATATCACGATTATTATCAAACATAACGAATGCCGGGTTTGGTTTTTTTGCTTTTGATGAAAATGCAAGACCGAACACCCACGACGGAACACAATGGAATCCTTTAGCTTATTTGAGCGAAATAACAAACCCACCCGACGCAACCCCAACGGTTAAAGGTATTGCAAAACTTTACACTTCTTTAGGAAGTAACACCGACGGAGCAGTAGACCAAAATACTGTTAATAGTGCTTTAGCATTAAAAGCAAATCTTCAAAATGTAGAACAAATTATCCGCTCAAAAGCAAACGGAACTTTTGGAAGCCACACGGGAGATACTGCTGAAACTGTAATTGAAGTAATTGATATTGATGCGAATGAATTTGAAGCGGGTGATTGGATGACATATTTATTCGAAACAGAAAAAATAGGAAGTTTAGGTAATCTTACTTTAAGAATTAGAGCAGGATTGACAGGGACAACAGCCGATGCTTTAATAGCTACTTCCATTTCTACGGCTTTATTTCTAGATGTTACATTGATTAGGAAAAGAAATATATTTTTAACTGGTAATTTGCTTAGTAGTTATAGAAATATTACTTCGGCTTCAAATGATGATACAAATAGTCCTAATAAAACAACAATTTCTTTAAATCCCGCAAATGATTGGAAATTGACAATAACGGCTCAATTAGGTTCGTCAGGGGAAACTGTTTCTTTAACGGGTTATAGAATAGGGAAAATAAAATCATTTTAATTATGTATTATCAATTAGACAAAGACGGGTTTTACTTAGGGATAAAATCTGAAAGCAATGAAAAAATGGAGTTTTGGACTGAAACACCCATTTCAGGAAATTTCACAAAACACCGATTAGTTAATCATGTTTGGATTGAGGGAGCTACTAATGAAGAAATAAATTCAGTTCGTGTTGTGCCGAATGAAGTGCCTCTTTGGTGCATAAAGGCAATACTTAACGAAATTGGATTGTTAGAAATTGTTGAGGGTGCTTTAACGCAATTAGAAGAACCTTTGAAATCTCGTGCTAATTACATTTGGAATTACGGTAATATCATAAAACGAGATTCTTTAACCGTTACTTTTATTGGACAAGTACTTAAAAAAGACAAAACAGAAATTGACGAAATATTTATTAACGCAAACAATATAGAATTATGAAATTAAGATTTGTAAAATTAGACTTTATGGCAGTAGTAAACGATTTTAAAGAGTTTACATTTGCTAAATTTATATCCGAGCGTTATTATCTTCACTTTGGTATTAGTGCCTTAATTTGTGCCTTTGCGTTTTACCCTTTAGCAGTTGGTTTTTTTGTAACTGTTTTAGCGGTGTTTCGTGAGTGGTACTATTATAGCAAAAATAAAGCGGTATTTGATTGGGCGGATATTCGGTGGACTGCATACGGTTCAATTTTTACTTATTTAATAAAATTAATATTTTAGGTTATGAATTTCAATTGGATAGAAATATTACTCGCAATAGGTGGAACGTCAGGAATTACCACTATTTTAACGTTACAAATCCAAAGACGTAAAGGCAAAGCCGAAGCGGGGCAAGAAGAAGCGAAAGCACATCAAGAAGATGTTAAAGCAAAAAAGGATTTAGCGGATTTGGAAAGGGATATTTACACCCGTTTAACAGAAACTATTTCTATCGAGTTGCAAAGCCGTGATAAGAAAATTGTCGAGTTGCAAAACACTCAAAATGATTTATTAAAAACGATTGATATTCAAAATGATAATATTAAGCACTTGCAGAAAACAGTCGATGATTATAAAAAAAAATGCGATAATTGCCAATTTAAGTTAGCTGAATAGTTTTTATACGTTTGTTAAAACAAATAAATTTATGAACAAAATAAGACGTTACCGATTAACTGATTTTGAAGTAAATAAATTAAAATTAGAACGAAATAAACACAACCGTTATAGGCTAAGCAAAGAGTTAGAACGTGAGCTTTTAAAAATGCGTGAACCTCAATATCCTATTAAAAGATTGTTCTTTGATATTGAAACAAGTCCTAACATTGTTTATGCGTGGCGAATAGGGTACAACCTTAATATAAGACCCGAAAACATAATCGATGAAAGAAAGATAATTTGTATCTCTTACAAGTGGCAACACGATGACAAAATACATACTCTAACATGGGATAAAAACCAATGTGACCGACAAATGTTATCCGACTTTATAAGTGTTGCAAATCAAGCCGATGAACTAATTGCACACAACGGAGATAGATTCGATATTAAATGGATTCGCACCCGTTCAATCTTTCATCGTGTACCTATGTTTCCGCACTACAAAACTTTAGACACTCTAAAAAAAGCCAAATCAGGATTTAATTTTAATTCCAATAAGTTAGACTATATTGCTCAATTCTTAGGAGTAGGAGCAAAAGTAAAGCATAGCGGGTTCGATATGTGGGTTCAAGTTATGAAAGGCAGTAAGTCCGCAATGGATGAAATGGTTAACTATTGCGAGAGTGATATAATTGTTTTGGAAGATGTTTTCTTAACTATGCAAAATTACATTAAACCAAACACGCATAACGGGGTGATTAATAATAACCTTAAATATAGTTGTCCTTGTTGTGGTTCAGAAGAAATAGAGTTGATTAAAAATAATGTTACAGCAATGGGAACTATTAAACGTTTAATCGGTTGCCTTAGTTGTGACTATAAATATGAGATTAGCAATAGTTCGTATATGAATTATTTAAAATTTAAGTTACTTATTTAACCCTTTTTACCCTGAATCGGTTGTAACTAATTATATTCAAATAGGTATAAATTAAGGCACATTGAAACAATTTATATTCATTAAGGTATAATTTCCAAATACCACAACCCGAACCACTCTAAAAAAATAGGGTGGTTTTTTTGTTTATGTAAATAAAACAAACTATATTTGTTGAAACTTTAAATAAATAGAAATGGAATACTCAAAAGAATATCGGTCAAGACATGGGTTTGCAGATTTTGAAAATAAATCTTTTAAAATTACTAATAAAAAAAATGAATCTACTGTAAATTGCCAATTAATAAAAGTACCTACTTATTCATATAAAATTAAATATCGTGAAAAAATTTGTGAGGGTAATGGTTGGTATAGTAAAGGAGATTTAATAACCGAAACAATAACACATGATTTTTATTGGTTAGTTGTTTTAGAAAATAAGTGTTTAGGGTGTATTAATACTAACACTAAAAAAAGTTTATCATCAAAATATTTAATTGAAAACTTAAACTCAAAAAAACATATTAAAGAATTTTTAATAACAATCAAAAACCAATAACAAAAATGGAACAACAACTAATCGCACAAGCCAACGAAACATTTGAAAAGTTAGGACTTGTAAACGCTAAAGAGTACGCAATTTTTAAAGGTATTAAACCCGCAACTATTTACAACAAATTGCACTCAAAGAATATTGTAAAAATAGGAGGATTTGAATTTTATAAAACTAAAGAGGTATGAAAGCAAATGAATTTAGGTTAGGGAATTTTATTTATAAATTTGGAATAGACTACATTGGAGATAATCCGATAGTAGACAGAGATAATTTTGAGATTATAAAAGTAGATATAGATGTTCTAAAAAATATAGAAGATTTTAATGGAACAACTGATTTTTATTATACCGAACCAATCCCGCTAACGGAAGAAATACTTTTGAAGTGTGGGTTTCAAATAAGAGATAAAAAATACTCTTTGAATTATGGAGGCGAAAGTATGCGTTTTGCAATATTAGAAAATGATATTAGAAATCCATTTATTTTATATTTTCACGGAAGGTTTGGATTCAACTTAAATGAAGGTAGAAAAAACGGAGATTACTGCATAGAATATGTTAACCAACTTCAAAACCTTTATTTCGCACTCACAAACGAAGAATTAACCTTTAACAACTTATAAAATGAACAAAATAGCAATAGTAGTCGGGCACGATTCAATCGAACAAGGTGCATTTAGTAACCTACTAAAACAATCAGAGTTTAAATACAATAGCGAGGTGGTTAAATTACTTCCTTTTGATATTTATTACCGTTCAACAAAAGGAAACTATTACGATAAAATGGTGGAATTATCTAAGCAAATAAACGGCAAAGGCTACACTTTAGTAATTGAATTGCATTATAATTCTTTTAACGGTAAAGCAGAGGGTTGTGAGGGGTTGTATTGGCACTCATCAAGCGTAGGGAAGCGATATGCGGAACTATTTAGTAAAAATGTTAGTACTGCATATCAAACGGTTAATCGTGGTGCTAAACCGATAGCAACGAAAGCCGATAGAGGATATTGGTTTTTCAAACTTATGGACGCACCGTGTTTGATATTAGAGCCTTTTTTCGGAGATAATAAAGAGGCACTTAAATTCAAAGACGTAAACAAATACGCTAAATTATTAATCGATACATTTTGTTAGTTATGGAAAATGAAAATACAACCTTTATGAATATAGCTATTAGCGAATCATTCAGAATAACTCCTTGTTTAAGATACGCTATTGTTTATGTAGAAGTTGACAACTGCATAGCCGAAAAACAAACTAAATTACAACAGTTATGGATAGGTGATTTTGGTGCTGAAAAATGGGAATTTATAGAAACAGTAGATTTAACTAAATAACCAAACATCATGCAAAAAATTAAAGAGTTCCTTTACTCCTACAAACAGACAATCATAACGCATACAATAGCGTTACTTATAGGCTTTGTAATCGGTTATTTTACTTTTACGCATACTGATTATGAAAAGCTAAAAGAAAACGAATTAGAGCTATCAGAAATCAAAGGCGAGATTAAACAATCTAAAGAGGATTTAACACCCGTTGAAGATTTAACCGACGAACTACAATCGAAAGATTTGGAATTAGAATATCAGGATAAGAAAATTAAACAATTAATAAACGAAAACAACAAACTGAAAAATGAGAAAATTAATTCTATCAGCAATCTTTCTGATGATGACATGGCTAAGTTCGTCACAGAATGGGCAAAAAGAAACGGGCATTTACCTCAATAGACAAATTACCACTCAATTAATATCCGGATTAATTAATTGTGATTACAACCAAAAAGAGAATGAAATCTTAACCAACTCTTTGGAGCAGTACGAAATAATCACAAATCATTTTAGACAACTTGTAAAAGAATCGATTGCGGAAATACAGAAGCGGGATGATATTATAGCCAAACAAGACCTTGCGATGATACAAGCGGAAACAACTATTTCAGATTTGAAAACCGCACTTCAAAAAGAGGTTAAACGCAAAAAAGCTAATAAATGGATTTACTTTGGTGCGGGTTTAGTTGGGGGTGTATTTGCTATAAAACAACTCCAAAAATAACACTTAATCGATTATTTATGCATTTCATCGAAAAGATTTGCAAACATAATTAGTTAGTTGTACGTTTGTATGGTAATCAAATAACAAATATTATGAGCAACTTAAACAACATCAACCCACTTGCAGACAACGAAACGGAAATTATTACTGAAGTGCAAATGATTATTATGAACAACGGCATCTACGAAGAAGATGCCGAAAGACTTTTAGACCTTGAACATTTTGCAAATGCAACCGCAAAAGAGTTAAGGCTAACTAAACAATTTATGAAGGGTTTAATCGAACTATTAGAACTTTCAGAAAATGGAACGGCTATTATAGCAAAGAATAACATTATCAAATTTTTAAAAACTAAGTAAGATGACACAATCCAACCAAATAGCAAAAGCAATCGATTTAAAGCGGTTTATATCAATAGTTGAAGATTTGCCTAAGATAAATATAAAACGTTCTATTAACCTATCGGATTTTGATTTTCCGATTATGGAAAAAGAAACTAAAACAATTAAGAAACTATTAAACAATTAGGAATTATGGAAATAACAATCGACCAAAGAATTGAGGCTTTAGAAATATTTAAGTCTATGTATGATGTAAAAGACCCTTTATGTAAATATCCTATGTGTTTTGATACTGCTAAACAATGCTCAATAATAGCAGTTGATAAAATTATTCAAACTTTAGGAGTTAGATATTTAGGGGGTAATCAAAACGCTTTTGATTATTGGTTTGGGATAATTGATTTTTTGAAAAACATTACTAGACAAGATTTATATTAACCAATAAACAATCATCAAACCATGCGAAACAAAATAGAACAATTAATCCTTAAACTGTCCGAATCAGAATTTGGAATTATCATCATGGGAATTGTATTTTACATAGTCCTTAATATAATTTTTATAGGGTTAACGGCATGAAGTATAATTTAGAGCAGAAACACCGTTTAAAAGGTGTAGATTCATTAATGGATTTGAAAACTAAAATAGGCAAACAAATGGGAATAGCTCAAAGGAATTTTAATATAGTAGGTGACTTTGTAGTGATTGCTAGTAAACTAAACAGATATAAGAAATGAAAGAATCAGTTTGCAGATTAGAAAAAGCAAAAAATAGGAATAATTCTTATAGACTATTTTCTATACATCCAATTTTAAAAAATAATAGAGAGGTAAAAATAAAGACTTTTTGGAATAAAATAATTATTTCAATTATAAATATTGACAGTTTAAATACAAGGCTTGTAAATAAAACAACTAACGGAATACAATATTATTTTAACTTTGAATCAAAAGAAGTTTTAAATAACGGTTTTTACGACATTATAGAAATTGATGACGATAGTATTGAAATTGTATTTTTATAAAATTAATAAATTATTTATGAAACCAACACTAAAAGAATACCACAACGCCTTAGAAACTATCAAGCGTTATGAGAATCCAACTAAAACACCCGTAAAAGTATGGATTGCATTAAAGAAACCCTCAAAACGTTTAGCGAACATCTTAATCGAAAACTTTGAATTTATCGAAGACGTGGATAAAGATAGTTTAATGAGTTGCAGAAATGCGGGTAAAAAATCATTTTGGGAGTTAAGTGAATTAATAAACTAAAAACTAAATAAACATGAAATCAAAACTCAAGCCTTTAACTAGAATTAAACGAGTAATGAACTTTTACTACTCACGGGGCATAAATTTGGAGCGTATAAATTCACTTTATTTCAAAATTTTAACATTAAATTCTAAGAAGTAAACAATATTAATTGTATATTTGCTAAACAGTTACGGTATCAAACGGGGTAACTAAAAAGAATTAGCCTTTAAAATGCGTGTAACCTGATACCTTACACAATTTTTAAAGGCATTTTTAACTAAATTAATTATGAAAGAATTACTAAAAGCATTAGCCAACGTAAAAAAAGAAGTAGGTAAATTATCTAAAACAGAAACAAACCCATTTTTTAAATCAAAGTATTTTGATGTTAATAGTTTGATTGAGCAAGTCGAGCCGTTACTAGAAAAAAACGGATTGTTACTATTACAACCGATAATTAACAACGAGGTAAAATCAATTATTTATCATTGTGAAAGTGAATTGAGTGTTGAAAGTTCAATCCAATTAACGCAATTTAACGACCCTCAAAAGTTAGGAAGTGCAATAACATATTATCGACGTTATACGCTTCAATCGTTATTAGGACTTCAAGCGGAGGACGACGACGCAAACAAAGCGAGTACTAAAGAACCTGCTTTAAACGTTGAAAAACTAAACGCAAGGTTAATGGCCTGTACTACTAAAGCGGAATTACAAACGGTTTATACATCATTTACACCCGCTGAAAAAACCGCAACGTTAAAACTTAAAGACCAACTTAAAAACACTTTACAGTAATGGGAGCATCTAAAGAAATGTTTTTAAGAATGCGTGAAGATGATTTTAACGCATTATCTAACGAAACCCGTGAGTTATTCACTTATGCGGAAGTTCGTGAAGCAGACGAGTACGAAATGAATAAAGAGGATAAGTATTATCTATCTTTAAAGAAAGCGGAACGTAAGGCTAAAAACGATGTACAGAAATATCTTTTTGATAAGAGGCACAAATAACGGCGATAATCACCGTAATATTAACTTTAAATAAATAATTATGCAAATCATTGGAAAAATCCATTTAATTGGACAAACAGAAACAGTAGGTAACAACGGATTTACCAAAAGACAAATTGTAGTTGAAACCTCAGAGCAATATCCGCAAAAGGTTGCTATTGACTTTGTGAAAGACAAATGTAGTATTTTAGATAGTTACAAAGTAGGACAAGAAGTAACCGTTGATGTTAACGTGAGAGGTTCAGAGTATAACGGTAAGTTTTATGTAAATTTACAAGGTTGGAAGATTAACGTATTATCACAACAAGTTAACAATGTCGTTAATGAAGTAGTAGGACAACCTTTTGAACCCGCAACGAATTTAAACAAAGAAGAACGTGATGATTTACCTTTTTAGCATTTAAAAAAGCTAGTAGGTCTAACAAGATAAGGGCTGGGGTGTCACCTGACCGCCTACTAGTTTTAAAATTTACCCGTAATTATTTTGCGGGTAAAATAAATTTAACTATATTTGTATTCCTCTCACATCAATTACTTAATTGATAAAGAAATTAAACAACCGTTATAGGATTCGAGAGGTGAGAGGCTCGATGATTATAGCGGTTTTGTTTTTAACTTAAATTAAAATAAAATGAAACATTCAATTATTAATGAACTTTATACTTGTAATAGAGTTTTAAGTGTATTAGAAATAGAAAATACTGCTATCATTCTTATAGAAGAATTTAGCAATATTAAAGATAAGGTTATAAGTTCACAAGAATTTAAATTAGATAAAGAAAATCTACATTCTTTTATAGGTACTTTACTTCATGTTCAACAAAAAATGAAAGGAGGTAAATAATGGATAAGCTACAATGGTTTAAATTTACCCCTACTGATTGGATAATGGGTAAGATTCAAAGATGCCCAGAGATAACACAAGCTCGTTTTATGCGTTTGATTTGTCTTTATTGGAATAAGGAATGTTTATTAACTTATGAAGATGCTGAAATTGAAATAGATAAAGAACATTTAGACTTATTGATTGGTAAAAAAATTATTAAATTAGTTGATAATTTTATTAGTATTGAGTTTCTTAATGAACAACTTGAAAACATATCTGAAACCTCACAAAAAAGAAGAGATGCAGTATTACAAAGATGGGCAAAAGTAAAACAAAACGATACAAATGTATTACAAGTTGATACAAGTGTATTACAAAACGATACAGAGAAGAGTAGAGAAGAGGAGACAAGAGAAGAGAAGAGTAAGAAAAGAGTAGTGAACAAGTTCACCGCACCAGCAGAATTAGAAGTTATAACCTATTTTATTGAAAATGGTTATAACGAGATAACTGCTAAAAAGGCTTTTAAATATTATGAAACTGGTGAATGGAAAGATAGTAGTGGAAAACAAGTTAGAAATTGGAAACAAAAAATGCAATCAGTTTGGTTTAAAGATGAAAATAAAATACTAAAAAAATCAAATATATCTGATTATAACCAAGTAAGAGGAAAATTATCATGAGTTTTAATATACAAAATTGGGATTTAATCGTTACAAATAAAGTTTCAGGAACTGCAAAGTTAAAATGTCCCGCTTGTACTGATACTAGAAAAAATAAACAAGACCGTAGTTTGTATGTGAATTTTAATTCAGGTGTAGGTAAATGTTTTAACGATGGGTGTAGTGCTTTATTTTTTAGAGATAGTATTGAAAAATCTATTGTAAAAGAGAATTATACACTTCCTGAACAGACGTGGAAAAATTATACTAAACTTTCTGATAGTTTGGTTAAGTGGTCAGAAAATGAACGTAAAATAAACCAATACACTCTTAATCATTTTAACGTAACAGAGGAAAAATATTACCAACCCGCATTAAATAAAGAAGTAAATAATATTACTTTTAATTATTTTGAGGGTGATGTATTAGTTAATAAAAAATATCGTTCAGGGAATAAAAAATTTACTCAAAGTAAAAACGGCAAACCAATATTTTATAATATAAATTCAATTATAGGTCAAGACGAGTGTTATATTACAGAGGGTGAATTTGATGTATTGGCACTTTATGAAATTGGAATAAAAAACGCTATATCCATTCCTAACGGTGCAAACGATAACGATAACTATTGGAAAAATTCCGAAAAGTATTTAAAGGAAATTAAAAAGTTTTATATTGCAACCGATAACGATGAAAGCGGAAATAATGTAGCTGAAAAGATTGCACAACGTTTAGGACGTTACAGATGTGAAAGAGTAATTTTTGAGGGTAAAGATGCAAACGATGATTTGAAAAACGGTGTACTAGAAAAATCAATTAATAATAAACAAAAATATCCCGTATCAGGAACTTTTAAAGTTAGTGATGTAATTGATAATATTTTCTCTTTATACGAAAATGGACTTCCTGAAACTATATCACCTAAGCATCATTGTTTTGGAAACTTAAAAGAAGTCTTTACAGTAATGCTGGGGCATTTAGTAGTAGGAACGGGAATACCCTCGCACGGTAAATCTAATTTTACGGAATGGTATGTTTTAAATTTAGTTAGGGATTATGATTTTAAGGCTAGTTTTTTTAGTCCTGAACACCACCCTTTTGAGTTGCATCATACTACATTTATTGAAAAAACATTTGGCAAATCATTTTGGTATGATAACGTAGATTGTCCTAGAATTACAAAAAATGAAATAACTCAATATCAAATTTGGGCAGAGGAAAAAATATATTTAACTGGAACTGAAAACGGGGAGTTCCCAACATGGGATTGGTTATTTGAAAAAATGAAAGAGCAGTTATTTAATTTTGGTATTAACGTTTTTGTTATTGATGCTTTTAATAAATTAGCTTTTAATGAAAAGGGTAATAAATTAGATTTGATTAATAGCGTACTGACAAAATTAACAATGTTTGCTCAAATGAATAACGTTATTATTTTCTTAGTAGCACACCCTACAAAGATGCAAAAACAACCTAACGGACTTTATGCAAGTCCTACTTTGTACGATGTTTCAGGAAGTTCAGATTTTAGAAATCAAACGCATGATGGGTTTTCTGTTTATCGTTATTTTGGAGATGATGAAAATGAGGTTAAAACAGTAATAGAAAACCTAAAAACTAAAATGAAGTTTCAGGGTGTTATCGGAGGTAGTGTAGAATATGATTATCACATCCCTAGTGGACGTTATTATGCAAAAGGAACTGAAGTACCAACTTACTCGTTAATTGAAAACAAACAAAAAGAGGAAATAGAATTTTTGCAAGAGCTTGTCCCGTTTCCTTTGCTAGAGCCAAAAGATGCTTTTGGCGAAGTTTATAACGATGATAGTGAAGTGCCTTTTTAATGGAATATTTTTTATTACAAAGTTTTTACGATAGAGTAACGGAACATTTTATAAATGGTTTTATAGATAAAAAAATGTATTTAAAAATTAGCGAAATAATAGAAAAGCAAAAAGAATTATTAACTGTAAATTTGAATTAATGAAATACGAAATTCGCTCCAACGTCGAAAACGGAATACTAAAACGTAACCGCAATTTATTAATCGATGCAATCAATTCTTTTGATGGGCAAAATGTAATAGTGACGATTGAGAAAGCTAAAAAGAAACGGAGTAACCCGCAAAACAGTTTTTATTGGGGTGTATGTTTACCTATTATTCAATATGGATTTAAAGATGCAACGGGAGAATTTAGAACCACAAAAAATATACACTATAAAATTTTGTTACCTTTATTTGCCCCTATTAACGAAGTAGTTAATAAAGACACGGGAGAAAGTGTAATTGAAAAGTTAAGTAGTTCAGAAATGACAACTACGCAATTTTGTGAGTTTATTTTAGAAATACAAAAATGGAGTGCTGAATTTTTAGGGGTTATAATTCCTGACCCGAATAGTGAAATACATTTAAACTTTGATAATGATTAAACTAAACATTAAGCCGTTATCAGTTAACGAGGTTTGGCAAGGTAAGAGATTTAAAACACCAAAATACAAAAAATATGAAAAAGATGTTTTATTAATACTTCCAAAGATAAACGATTTAAAACCGCCTTACTGCGTTTATTTTGAGTTTGGGTTTAGTAGTACTCAATCCGACATAGATAACCCGTTAAAACCAATATTAGACATACTACAAAAGAAGTATTTGATT